AGTGAAGACTGAGTGAGTAGAATCTTGGTTGCTTCAGTGGAAACCGCCAAGTGCTTCGCAGTCATAGTCACTGCGTCTACTGTCATTTCATCTTCAGATGCGTTACTGCCTTCACTGGCGATGAACGATGCAGCTGCTACGCCAGACTGACGTGGAATCTTCACGTCGCCGACCAAGCCGTTCAACATAGTTGCGCCAGCTTGCATGACAGATGAAGCATTCCGCAGTGCTTCGATGAAGTCACCAGCGCGGAAGTCCTGACCGATCAATCCTGTATCGTCTGAAGAGTTAAGGTCACGCTTCATGACTTCGAATGGTACGACGAAGCCTTCACCGCGTGATGCAGCGTTTGATACTTCGAACTCGAAACCAGCGGCTTCCTGAGCACGGCGATCGTGTGGATTGGCCAGTGCGTTCAATGCGCGCACCAGTGAGAAATTGCGAACTTCCTTCGCAGTCATTCCGATTTCGTTAGACATCTCTGTCTCCTTAATTGGCTCATATTTGAATGTAGAACGTACTGAAGATTTGAACTCATCTGCTGACTTGCCTTCAGCGATTGCGTCTTCGGCCTTAGCCTCTGCGCGATACGCCTTGCCTAGTGCACGAATGCGCTCATCTTCTCTTGCGCGAGCAGTCTCGGCTTCCGCAATTTCGTCAACAACCTCTTCTGAATCAACGGCCTCTGTCTCTTCGACTTCAGATGCCACCTCTTCAGATTCGATTGCTTGCTCAATCACTTCCTCTTCAACCTGCTCCGAACGGATTTCATCAGACATTGCTGAATCCTCTTTTGCAGTTTGTGAATCCGTTGAACGACCAACGTGTGCATTAACGTCTGCAGGCACGCTAACCACGCTTGCTTCCAACGGTTGCCAAGATGTCACGCGGTACAGATTCCCATCCTCGCCACGCTCATCTTTCTTCATCTGATTGACTCGATAACCAACCGAAATATTCGACCGGATACCGTCAACCACATCGCGGAATACTTCATCAGCCAGTGCACCTCTCCCGAAGCGAACCACCGCCAGCATCCGACTGCCGCGCTGATCAATTTCCACCGATTCAATTTTGCCGATCTGCTGGCTCATATCATGATCCAATAGCAACGGCGCACGACCAGAGTTAAAGAAATCCATCTGGATTGATCTTTCACTGTGGTCCAAAACTTCCATACCGAACCCGCGCTCAACCGGCGTCTCAGTTGAGACAACGATACGAACCCGACGGTTCTCTTCATCAATGACATCCGCACCCATATCGGCTGCGCGATGCGATAGGTCAGAAGGCAGCAAACGCTCTTCTGAGACCTCTTCGGCGTCATCCTGAACTTCCTCTGGCATGACGTTCATGCCTTCGTACATCTCAGACTTTCCGTATTTGATGATGATCGAATCTTCATCTTCGGTAATCTCAATGATGTGCCGCTTGTCCATACGCTCGCCGGTTGCTTCCTCGAACTTGATCGGGTCCATTTCGTTCTCCGCTAACCAATCTAATGCTTGCCCCATTGTAAACAGTTCGGAGTCAAAGCGCACACTCTGCAATTCTGAGATGCGCTCATCGTTCTCCGTGTAAACGCCAAAGATGAAGTCAATACCTTCACCGCCGGCTCGTCGCCGTGCTCTTCGTTGTGCTCTTCAACCTTGTTCTCTAATGCAGTGCGTGCGTTCTCGCTTAAATCGGAAATCGCGCGCTCCTCTTTTTTGCCTTCAAGTTTTTTGATCAGTTCCAAAATCACATCCTTCATGCGCTGCTCGCCGAGCGTACCAATCACGCCCCACTTCATCTGCGCCACAACACCGCCAACATTCGACCGGTTTGGTTCCAGATCGCCATCCTCGAACTGCGCACCATCTTCAAAGTGACGCGCTGCCCACGCTTCGCGCTCGCGTATCCAATCCAATACCGCCGTGGATTCAGAGCCGCGGCGTGCGCGACCCCAAAGATTGAACGCTTCATTGCCGCGGATATTGCCGCCAAGCTCCCAGATTTCTGGGTTGAACTCTTTGATGTTCTCGGCAAAGTCGCGGTCGAACTGTGGATACTGGCTGTTGCGAAGCGATACCTTCAGGTCGTCGCCTTCAGTTGGAAAATCAGTCGCCATCATCGCCTCCGGTTACATCTGGCTCAATCGGCATCTGTGCAGCTGCAAAAGGCTCTAATGCAAAAGTTATGCCAAACTGTTCCGCGAGTTGTTTATCGCGCGCAATCTGCGCCATTGTTTCTTCGACGTCGCGACCATATTGATTGGCAATATCCTGCATTGTTAAGACGCCGCTTTTCAGTCCAAGGATGGACGCTTCCATTTCTTTCTTCGGATCGACCCACTGCCAGCCGCGGCCACGGAACTCTGCGCCGTCAATCCACTTGTCGAACTTCTCAATCGGCAGATTAACCTTTTCGTCTGAGATTGTAGCGCGCAGCCAAGCCTCAAAAACCGGCATGATGAAGTGCCGGATCATGAAGCCTTGGAGCGCTTTATAATTATCCCGGTCTGCCAGAGCGCCCTGGCGAATTGATGAATAACTGACCGACTCCAAATCGTTCGCCAGATCGATATACGATACGTTCAACGACGATGCAATGCCCTTCAAGATTTGGCGTTCGAAGTCTGCAAAGTTGGTCGTTGGATTGTGCGGATCGAAGGCCTCAAACGAAACGCCTTCCGGCAGCTGATGCAGTGTGCCGGGCTCGAAATCGACCAATCTGATCATTCGCCACAATATCAAGAACGCCATTTGGCTCTCGTGCTTTCATCTGCAATGAAATTCCGCGCTCGCCAACGACGTTGCGTTCGAGCAGCTTTATGTATCGGCGTGCATATTCATTGTTTCGCGCCAAGTCACGGCAACGCTCGCGAATCAGTTTCAGCTGATGCCGGATCTCCGCATCTGCCGAGTTGTCATTTGATTTCCAATCACCAAAAAGGCGGCCTGTTTCCGCCGCCTTGTAGATGCGATGCTGTATTTTTTGAGTCTTCGGGGTCGTGCGCTTTGCATCATCGCGCTTCCGAAAAATGTCCAGCAAACCCATATTCAAAATCTCGCTTTAATCGTGAACGGATTTTTCTTGCCCATCTTGGCGTTCAGTTTGGATCGCTCCAGCGCCACGCGAGCCTCGAAATATTCCAGAAGCCTTGTCAGTTCTTCTGTGTCCATTTTTGTAATCTGACGCCCGGCGATTGAAAAACTTGAGACGTCTTTTGTCAGACGCCCCTCGAAAAGTGCCTTGATGTTATCCAGCGCCTTTTGCTCAAAAGAACGTGGATCGGCTGTGTCAGTGTCCCGATCCGCGATGACTTCCCAGTATCCCTCATCAACTTTGACGCGCTCACTGTCTGAGTCGCGAACAATGTACGCTTGCCATAAATAAACGCCGCTGACATAACTTCCGGTCGTCGCGCTATCGAGTTGCACAAGATAATCATCGCCGCTTGCAGTGGCCGTGACTTCGATCTCAACTGCAGATGATGCTTCGAGACGCGCTGAGTATTTCAGGGTGAATGAATCGTTGGCATATACTTCGCCAAGATCAGTGCGCTTCCATTGCGTAAAGTCGCCAGACTGAATTTCAGCTGGTTCATTCGTCGGCGCATTTGCGGAATCAAATAAATTTTCCATTACCAACCTTTGACAAAATTTTGCCTGTTCGGTCTAACCCTTTGACTGCGCTCCGGTTTCTGCTTTTCCGATCGCGTCTTCGGCGAAAGCCGATTGATATTCACCGCGAGTATACCGTATGCGGCCCAAGCATACACCCTGCAATCTAGCGCTTCGTTCCGTTTTCTGGTATTGACCCATACTCGCTGCGCATGACCGCGCTGATAACGTGTGACCAGCTTTTCCGCCGTCAGCTGTTTGAAGTATTCATCGGATCGTTGTGGAAAGTGGCAATAGCCGGGGCCGGGTTCGTCGATCTTGAGTCGTGACATCACTAGCTGCTTGGCCGTATCAACGCCAACCGGAAACAGTTTGACCTTGCCGATGTTTGATTTGGTCGGTTTGCCCACCAGTGGTCGGCCCGATCCGGCGATACCCTTTATCGCATAAATGCGATGTGCTTCCCGCATCTTGCAGTACTGATAAACCCGCTGGGTGTGATGTCCCCCTGAGTCAATACAAGTTGCTCTGAGATGCATCTCGCTCCCATCGGATTTGGTATATCCGCCAAGCAATACGCCATCAAGGTCATCCCACAAGACGTTTGAAGATGGGTCTCCATATAGGACGTGATAATCAACTGACCAAGTTTCTTCATCTTTACCGATTCCAAGTATCTCAACCTCAAGACGATCATCTTGAACGTCCACGCCGGCAAAGAGCGCGATCACCTGGTCGGGGACGTGTTCGCCCCAATCCTCGCAACGATCCGCCAGCATGTGGTCATCAACACCGTCGCCATCCTCTTCCCAAGTTTCGGCCAGTGATACGTTCACAAAAGTTTGCAGGTCGTGATTGCGTTTCTTTTCCAGAAAGGATTGTACGACGTCTGAGAGCTTGCGGAAACAAGAATAAAGCTCGTTTAGATGATAGCTGGCATGCCCCTTGAACTCGCGTTCAGCAAGCCATTCACCTTGGCGGATCGCAGCGTAACGCTCGGCGTCCGTCCACGCCGTGCCGCACTCTTCGCATGCATAGACCGCCGTGCTGGGGTCGTCGTTTGTCCACGTCACGTTTCGCCACCAAAGTGGCTGCTTGTGCTTGCAGTGCAAGCACTCAACGTGAAAGCGTCGTTGGTCGCCGGCATCAAACGCGTCCTCGATGAACGACGCGTGCTTGATCGTGGGCGTCGAAATTTCGAGCAGCTTGCGCTGATCGCCAAAGGTCGCCGCGCGTTGCCAGAGCAAAGACACTGGGTGACCCTCCTGCGTCTTGTCGTATCCGTCGACTTCATCCGCCACGATCAATGGTGCCGAGCGACCGCGCATCGTCTTTGGCGACCCCGACCAGCTGAACATGATGAATCCGCCGGGGTATGACTTCATGCGCTGATTGTTTACGCCTTCACGTCCACGCGGCTTGGCGATCAGTTCTTGCAGCGTTTCGTTTGCTTCGACTAGCGGATTGAACTTTGTCTCCAACCAAGTGGATAAATCGCCCTGACTTGGCTGCATCATGATCTGACTCTGTGGATTCTGCGCGATCTTGTATGCCTGAGCGCACAGCGCGAGCATCGTCTTACCGACCTGTGCTGACCACATCAGAGTGATGCGCTGGCACTCTGGGTTCTCCGTCATATCCAA